CGAGACAAGCTAAAATCCGAGCAGAAGGCGAACAGATAAGCAGAAATGCCCTGTTCATGTTTAATCCTGAGAACCAAAAGATGGCAGGAAAAGGAACTTCGACATGTTGATTGACCAAGAACCAGAGATGCCTAGTGAGTTAGAGGCAGAGGAAGCAAAACTACCTGAACTAGCAGCGCCACAAGTCCCAGAACTACCTGACCGCTATCGCGGCAAGTCGATCGAGGACATTGTCAAGATGCACCAAGAGGCCGAAAAGGTCATTGGAAGGCAGGCGCAGGAAGTCGGGGAAGTGCGGAAACTAGCCGATGAGCTGATTAAGCAGAATCTCTCGTCAAAATCTCAACCTGTTGAGCAGGTAGAGCCTGAAGTAGACTTTTTTGATGACCCTAAAAAGGCGATTCAGAAGACCGTTGAGACACATCCTGATGTTGTCGCTGCCCGCCAGGCGGGTATCGAGTTCAAACGGATGCAAACTCAGCAGCGTCTGGCGCAAGAACACCCAGATTTCATGGAAATCGGGGCCGACAAGGACTTTGAGACATGGATTAAATCGTCTCAGGTACGACTCGAACTCTACGCCAGAGCCGATGCGCAGTTTGACTTCGATGCGGCCAATGAATTGCTAAGCACCTACAAACAGTTGCGTGGCATTAAGCAAAAGCAGGTCGAGCAATCTGGTAAGGAGGCTCGCCAGCAGACGCTAAAAGCAGCGCAAGTGGACACAGGCGGCACCGGGGAGAGTTCAAAACGCGTCTACCGCAGAGCTGACCTTATTCGGCTGAAAATGACCGATCCAGCTCGATATGACGCGCTGTCCGACGAAATTATGGCGGCGTATGCAGAGGGCCGGGTCAAATAATTTACTTTTGACTTTAGGAGTTAGACATGGCAACCGCATTTAGCCCAGCAAATAGCGTAACGACAACGACAGCAGCAACGTTCATTCCAGAGATTTGGAGTGATGAAATTGTTGCGGCCTACAAAAAGAACCTGGTTCTGGCCAACGTCGTTATGAAGATGAACTTCAAAGGCAAGAAAGGTGACACCGTTCACGTTCCTGCCCCAACCCGTGGTAGCGCCTCGGCCAAAGTGGCAACCAATGCCGTCACGCTGATCGCTGCAACTGAGTCTGAAGTCCAGATTCTGATCAACAAGCACTACGAGTACAGCCGTCTGATCGAAGACATCGTCGAAGCCCAGGCTCTGAACTCACTGCGTCAGTTCTACACCAACGACGCCGGCTACGCGCTGGCTCGCCAAGTAGATACCGATCTGGTGCAGCTCGGCCGTGCATTCAACGGCGCCACCATTGGCACCGACGACTACGCAACCAGCAACACCACAACCAAAGCCTACATCGGCTCGGACGGTACGACTGCTTATAACAGCACGACCTCCAACGCTGCTGCCCTGACCGATGCTGCGATCCGTCGCACCATCCAGCGTCTGGACGACAACGACACCCCGATGGATGGCCGTTTCTTCATCATCCCACCCTCCAGCCGTAACACCCTGATGGGTCTGGCTCGCTACACCGAACAGGCATTTGTCGGTGACGGCAGCGCCATCCGTAACGGTGAAATCGGCAACCTGTACGGTATCCCCGTATTCGTCACCTCCAACGCCGACTTCGGTGCTGGTAACACGGGCGCTGACCGTATCTGCCTGATGGGTCACAAGGAGTCGATGGTGCTGGTTGAGCAGATGGGCGTTCGTTCGCAGACCCAGTACAAGCAGGAATACCTGGGCACGCTGTTCACCTCTGACATGCTCTACGGTGTCAAGGCAATGCGTACTGCGGCAACCGTCGGCGCTGCAACATCGTCCTCGGCCTTTGCACTGGCTGTTCCAGCCTAATTAAACTCCCCGGCTTCGGCCGGGGGTTTTTAACCTAATTAGGAGAACATCATGGCAAATGCAACATCCGTCGTCGTCCGCGCTGGCAATGACCAGTTTCGCGGTCTTTACACTAGCACCTGGCTGGTTCGTGCCACTCTCAACGCTGACAGCTTGTCTGACGGCGCTGGTGACACCGATACCGTAGCTGTTCCCGGTGTGGCACTCGGTGACATGGTTTTGTCAGCTTCTCTGGCAGTGGATGTGGCGGGTCTTATCGTCACAGGCTACGTCAGCGCAGCAGACACCGTCAGCATCCGGTTCCAGAACGAAACCGGCGGCACCGTTGATCTGGCGTCGTCCACACTTCGTCTCGTAGTCGCACGTTCATTGGCGTAAAAGCCGGGGGCTTTGGCCCCCGTCTTGCCATCAGGAGGTTTCATGGCAACTTTTAAGTGTCTATCCAGTGGCCAGACAGTCACGTTTACTTTGCAGCACGATATCGACAGCATGAAGGGCCATCAAGGCTATATCCGTGTCGATTTACCTGAGGATACGCACAGCGAAGCGGCTAGTTTGGTAACCCTATCCCCACCACCAAAACGGCAGGGGCGGCCAAGGAAGATGGAAAATGTCAGAAATTGACCCAAGAGAGTTTGGCAAATTGGAAGCGCAAGTAGAACTCATGCAGTCAGAGATCCATGCGCTGCGCAATGACGTCAAGCAGTTGCTGGAAATGGCTAATAAGTCCAAAGGCGGCTTTTGGATGGGTATGACGATCGCGTCCGCATTGGGCGGCGTGCTGACTTTTGTTGCAGATAGACTGTTTTTCAAATAAGGGGTGACATCATGCCAATGGTTGACGGAAAGAAGTACCCATACACGAAAAAAGGCAAGCAGGAAGCTGCTTCGGCCAAGATCAGCAAGCTGCGCAAAGAGGGCTACCCGCAGAAACAGGCGGTAGCTATCGGGCTTAGCATGGCCGGCATGGCCAAGAAAAAGGCCAAAAAGTGAAGCCGGTCTGGGAGGCCAAACGGCCTAAAAAGCTGGGTGAGTCTAAGCCCTTGACCCCAGCGAAAAAGGCGTCGGCCAAGCGTATGGCCAAGGCAGCTGGACGGCCCTATCCGAATTTGATCGACAACATGAGGGCAGCGAGGAAGAAATGAAAACACCCGCTTGGCAAAGAAAAGCCGGTCAAAATGCAAAAGGCGGCTTGAATGCCAAAGGCCGGGAGTCTTATAATGCAGCAACTGGGGGCAACCTCAAAGCGCCGGTGAAATCCGGCGACAACCCACGACGAGCTTCTTTTCTTGCCAGGATGGGCAATATGCCCGGTCCGGAGCGTGTAGACGGCAAGCCCACCCGGCTGCTGTTGTCCTTAAACGCTTGGGGCGCTACATCCAAGGCAGATGCAAAGGTAAAAGCTAAAGCTATCTCCGCAAGGAATAAGGCGAAAAGCAAATGACCTACTTAGAACTCGTCAACGATGTGTTAGCCCGCTTGCGGGAACAACAGGTCACAACCGTTGGCCTGACTAGCTATTCTTCCTTGATCGGTAAGTTTGTCAATGATGCCAAACGCCAGATCGAGGACGCCTACGATTGGAATGCGCTAGGCCAAGAAATCACTTTTACTACGACATCCGCTACGTACGAATACTCGTTGACCGGCGCAGGTCAGAAGTTCCGCGTTACCAGCGATCCACTAAACACCACCAGCAATGTCGTCATGGAAGTCATTCCTGTGGGCGAGATGCGGCGCAAGCAGAACCTGCAGCCACAAGTGACCGCTGTTCCTACCGAATACTGCTTTGAAGGTGTAGACGGCAACGGCGACGCCAAGGTGCAGCTGTGGGGGCGGCCTAATGGCATCTACACCATCAAGTTTTTCCTGTCGGTTCCACAAGCCGCGCTATCGTCGGACTCCACATCTGTGTTGGTGCCGGATGTGTTGGTAGCGCAAAACGCTTACGCCCGCGCTTTGGTTGAGCGCGGCGAAGACGGCGGTCTGAACTCTTCGGAAGCCTACGCGCTGTATAAGACCATGCTGTCGGATTACATTGCTTTGGAAGCCACGCGGTTCCCAGAAATGCAGGAGTTCTACGCCTCATGAGCCAGCCACTGCGCATCGATACGATCTCGGCGCCAGGCTTTTACGGCCTGAACACCCAAGATTCGCCGCTCGATTTGAACGCGGGGTTTGCTTTGGTGGCGACGAATTGCGTCATTGATCAGTATGGCCGGGTAGGTGCGAGAGAGGGCTGGGCTAAAGTCAACAGCAGCTCGGGCAATCTAGGCGCCAATGATGTGGGCGTCATCCATGAGTTGGTGGTGGCTGACGGTACGTACACGATTCTGTTTGCCGGCAACAACAAGATTTTCAAACTCGACGGCAGCAATGCAGTTGTCGAGTTGACCTACGGGGGAGGGGGCACCGCCCCGACCATCACAGCCAACAACTGGCAGTGCGCGTCGCTTAATGGCATTACGTATTTCTTCCAGACAGGCCATGACCCGCTGATTTACGATCCAGCTGTTAGCACGACCACGTACCGCCGCGTCAGTGAGAAGACAGGCTACGCCGGCACGGTGCCGTCGGGCAATGTTGTCATATCAGCTTACGGTCGCCTATGGATCGCCAATACGGCGTCGGATAAGCAAACACTGACGTTCTCTGATTTGTTGGCCGGTCATATTTACTCGGGCGGCACCTCCGGCACGTTGAATGTGAACAACGTATGGCCTGCTGGACCAGACGAGATTGTCGGTTTAGCTGCGCACAACAATTTCCTGATTATCTTTGGTAAGCGCCAGATATTGGTTTACCAGGGAGCGACAGCGCCAGCGACTATGTCGCTAAGCGATACGGTGGTGGGTATTGGCTGCATCGCGCGCGAGCAAGAACGTGCGAAACGACTTAATGGGCATTGTTGCAGGTGAAACGCTGGCTAATATTAAGGCCGTGTACTCGGAAATCAATGCATTTTACCTGCTGACGTTGCCGACCAATCAGTCTGTCTACGTGTTTGATACGCGTGGCTACTTGCCTGATGGATCTGCGCGAGTGACGCAATGGACGTCGATTACGCCGTCGGCTTTGTTGTCGCGTCGCAATGGTGATTTGCTCTTAGGCCAAACTGGCTACATTGGTAAATACGGCACGTATCTGGATGATACAGCTGAGTATCGATTTCAGTACTACACGAATCATAGTGACTTAGGTGATCAAAGCGTCACATCTATACTAAAACGCATTGGTGTGATTGTGATTGGTGGCACAAATCAATACATCACCATTAAGTGGGGTTTTGATTTTAACGAAAACTATTTGTCGCAAAACACGCAAATTCCTACACAAAGCGTGTCGGAATATGGCATTGCTGAATATGGCGCTAATGGGGTTCCTGTTGCGGAGTATGCTGATGGTATTGCACTACAGACGCTATATGCGCAAGGTACGGGCACTGGCCGTATTGTTCAAACGGGCTACGAAGCTGACATCAATTCTTCGCCGTTGTCGATTCAAAAAATTGAGATTCTGTCGAAAAACGGGAGAGTAACGTGAGTAACTATGTAAAGAGTACGGACTTCGCCGCCAAAGACGCATTGGCGTCTGGTAACGCGGCTAAGATTGTTAAAGGCACGGAGATTGACACCGAATTTAACAATATCGCCACGGCCGTTGCGACCAAAGCCGATCTTGCCAGCCCCACGTTTACTGGCACGCCCACGCTTCCGACAGGCACGATAGCTGTTACGCAGTCAACGTCTGACGATAGCACCAAGATAGCTACCACTGCGTTTGTGCAAGATGTTGTTGATGCAATAAAACAGTCACTTTACCCAGTTGGCTCTATCTATACCAATGCAACTAGCAGCACCAATCCTGGTACGTTATTAGGGTTTGGTACGTGGACCGCATTTGGCGCGGGTCGTGTCATGGTTGGTTTTGATTCTGGTAATTCGCTATTTGATACAGCAGAAGAAACGGGTGGTTCTGCAAATGCAGTTAATGTAAGCCACACGCACACTGCCACATCTACGGTTACTGACCCTGGCCACAGCCATACAGTAAAAATTGGCGAAAGTTTTAGCGGCGGGAATAGTGTTCAGTACACAAATTCTATAACAGGAAACGCGTCTGTAGTTAATAGCAATACAACAGGAATTACTGTTGCTACTAGTGTTTCAACGGAAGGTTCATCTGGCACCAATGCAAACTACCAGCCGTACATTACGGTCTATATGTGGAAGCGCACGGCATGATTGTCGAAACCTTACCAGACCATCAGATTACGCATCATTTCTCTGATGGTATGTACGCCAAAGAGATGCGTGTAGAAGCAGGACAAGCTATTTTGAAGCACACGCATGACTTTAGCCACTTGTCTATTCTGGCTAGAGGTCGTGTGGCCATGCTGATCGGCGATGAGATAGAAGTTATTGAGGCACCTGCTTGCATAGATGTCAAAGCAGGTTTGGTACATGGCATAAAAGCCATTGAAGATTGTGTTTGGTATTGCATTCACGCCACCGACGAGAAAGATCCGGCGAAGGTGGATGAAGTCATCGTAAAGGGGTACTAACATGCCAGTAACGGCAGCACTTATCGGCGGCGGCGCCAGCCTCTTAGGCGGCATATTAGGTGGTAATTCGCAGAAACGTGCTGCGCAAATATCCGCTGACGCACAGCTAAAAGCCGCGCAACTTGCTGCCGAAGAGCAGCGTTTTCGTCCCGTTGGGGTAACGACACGGTTTGGCCGAAGTCAGTTCCAGTTCGATCCTAGTGGTCGTCTGATGGGTGCTGGATACCAGATCGATCCGCGTCTGGCAGCGTATCAAGATCGTTTGGATACGCTGGCGGAACAGCGGTTAGCCGAAGCCGAAATGGCGCCGGAAGCCTACGCGCCTTTGCGCCGTGCTGGGGAGCAGTTGTTTGGGTTAGGTGGTCAATACCTCGCGCAGACGCCAGAACAAGTTGCGCAACAATACATGCAGCGCCAGCTCGACTTGCTTGCGCCTAGCCGTGAACGTCAGTACGCCCAGCTGCAAAATCAACTGTATCAAACTGGCCGTGGCGGCTTGGCCGTTGGTGGTACTGGTACGCGCCCCGGCGGCAGCCCCGGTCTGGCTGCAGCCAACCCTGAAATGGAGGCGTATTACAACGCATTAGCCCAGCAGGACGCAGCACTAGCAGCGCAAGCGCAGCAAGAAGGCCAGCGTCAGTTGGCATTCGGCACAGGTTTGTTTGGTCAGGGCGCTGGGCTCTTGGGTGGTTACGAGTCAGGCGTCACTGGTGCATTGAATCCGTTCACTACGACCTTGGGTGGTGTCTCGACGCTTGAGAGCTTGGGTCAGCAGCCGCTGGACCTTGGCTCTACATTGGGTGCGCGCGCATCAACTGCCGGCGCTAATTCGGGTCAATCGCTACTACTGGGAGGTATGGGCGCAGCACGTACTACACAAGCCGCCGCGTTTGATCCGTGGGCTGCTGCGTTGTCGGGTTTGGGTAGCAATCCGGCATTTGGTCAAGGCATTGCAAATTTGTTTGGTGGTGGCGCCGGTAACGCGGCGGATTATGATTGGGGTGCTGGCAACGTTAACCAAACACCTGCCACTTATTGGCGCTAAATTTTGTTTTGACAGCCGGCACAAACGCAAGGAATTAAAGTTATGGCTACCAGTGATATCTTAGGTCTGTTCATGTCGCCTGAACAATATCAGGCGCAACAAATGGCGCAACAGCAAGCCGCTGACCAGCAGCGCGCGTTTAACTTTGCTCAGTTGAGCCCTCGCGATCAAGCCGTTTACGGCACGTTCTTGGGTGCGCAGCAGTTAGGCCGTGGGTTTGGCGGCCTTCTGGGTGTGCAAGACCCCCAGCTGCAGCGCATTCGCCAGCGCCAGGAAATCATGCAGTCGATCAACCCGGCGGATATGCAATCATTGATGGCAGGTATTCAGCTTGCGTCGGAAAGAGGCGACCAAGAGCTGGCTTTGTCGCTGACTGACTTTATGAATAAGCAAGGCAGCGAGATGGCTTTGGCGCAGCAACGTCAAGCGCAAGCTAGGCGTGAACAAGTGCAATCGTTGCCTGCGGGCATTCAAGAGGCTGAACTTATTGGCAAATTTACGGAAGACCTACAAAAAACCACAGACCCTAATCAACGCGCGATTATTCAAGCCAAGATAAAACGTCTTGAGAAAAACTTAACTAAGGCTGATGAGCTTGAAGATCTTTTTGTTGCGGAAAAAGAAGCTATTGCTGAAGCGCAATCAAGGGCCGCGCCGTCTCAAGTTGTAGGGTTAAATGGCCTACCTTTAGCTACGCAACCTACGGTAAACGTTGATAATGACCCTAGAGTAAAAGCAATACGGGCACGCATCAACACGCTTACAGCCACGCCTATCGATAAACAATTGCCTGAAGTCGCTAAAGCTACGGCGTTGGCTGATCTGGTTAGTGCCGACCGTAAATCCTCGGAGTGGCAGGGTGAGTACGCAACTCAACTCCGGCGTTTAACTGCAGATAAAGAAACAGCTGAGAAAAGAAGCCCTGAAGCTCAATTGCTGATTGACGCGGGGTATATACCCGGTTCACCGGCGTTTATAAGTGCATTGGACAAAACCATTGAGGCTAAACGTCCAGGTCAAAAACAATTTGAAAAACTGGCGATTAACGATGAGATCGTAAGGCTTAGAGAACTGCAAGCAGGGCTTGAAAAAGATTCGCCTGGATACAAAGTGTACCAGGAACAGATTGATTTCCTGAAAGGCAATACTGGTAAAGGTAAAGTAAGCGCGTTCGCTCAACTTTTGTTAGATAGAGATATCGAACCAGGGTCTAAAGAGTGGAATACTAGGATGGACGCGTACATCACAAAAGAATCAACACGGCCTGAAACTCAAGAAAGAGAAATTTCTTACGGTGCAAAACGCGAAGCCCTTTCAGCTGAAATGTTTGAAGGCAAACGCTATAAAGACTTAACTCCAGCGGAACAAGCTAAAGTTAATAAGCGTATTGAACTTGAAGAAAATGTAACGGCGGCAACGAGCGCGCCTAAATTGTTTATGCCCGGCGAAAAAGGCGGTCTTAAATCCATTACTGATTTCCGTAACGATGTTTTTAGCACTATTAAACCGTTTAGAGATACAGTAAACGCATCTGATGCTGCGTTACAAAATATTAATGACTCTATAAAAACAAATAATTTTGTATCGTTTAACGCCTCTCGCGTACAGTTGGCTAGAGCACTTGGCGATAGTACATTAAGCCGCCGCGACATTGAGCAAGCTGGCGGCGATCCATCATTAATTGGTGGCTTCTTCGATGCTACTTCTACTTTGTTTACTGGAACACCTAGTGTAGACACACAAAAGAAAATTAAAGCTACGTTGCAAGCTATTCGTAAAGTAGCGCGTAAAAAAGCGCAAGAGGAACTGGATACATCTCGCGATCTTGGTATTCGCGCAGGGTATAAAGCGCAAGATCTTGATAGAGCTTTTAGAGTTCCAGAAATTACAGGGTCAAATGCGCCCGTTGATAACGCGCAAAAATCAAAAAACGTTCCGTTTGACGCATTGCCCAAATAATAAGGATACGTGATGGATGTCACACTCCCCAACGGTGTAGTAATCGAAGGTGTACCTGAAGGCACGACGCAGACCGAAGTCATGCGCCGTGCAGTTGCAGGTGGGCTTATTACGGAAGAGGAAGCTAGACAAGCGTTGGCCGGCCCACGTCGTCAACCTTTTGCGCCTACGCTAACCGATTTAACGGCTGAAGAAGCGCGTCGTGGCTTAACTAACACGCCCGCCTTATTGTCTGGCTTTGGAAATATTTTATCTAATTACGGGATCAACCCGATTAGCCCTAGTGGATATGTTAGCCAGAAACAACCAAGATTTGCTACGGCTGGCGAAGCATTCGCGCAGGGTGAGGCAGCCGTTCGCAAACCATTGATGGAAATGCTGGGTAGCACAGGCGTGCAACCTTCAACTACCGGCGAAGCTATTTTTGGTGGTGGTGTTCAGGCAGTGACGGATCCGTTTAGTTATATGCTTGGCGGCACGGGTTTATTTCGTGGTCCATTTGCGCGTGTTGTAGGCGCGCCGGTTGAACAGTTTGGCATCGGTACAGGAGCCCAAGCTGGCGTCGAACTTGGACGTGCGACTAACTTACCCGGTGCGGATATTGTCGGTGGTTTGTTAGGCGGCGCAGGCACAAGTTACGCCTTGGGTCAAAGCCGTCGTCTAGTTGATTTAACTGGTAAAGGTTTATCTGCTGCCAATAAAAAAGTTAAAGATTTGACGGGTACAGTGCCACAAGATGAATTGTTGCGCGACGTCAATACGCGGATTAACAACATCTTTGCCGCTGCCGCAGCCGCTGATCCTAACTTCATGACTGTGCTGGAGAAAGCCGCTAAAGCACAGCAGAGCGTGTCGCTTAAAGCGCCAGGCGCACCGGCCGTGCAACTGCCATTGAACGCGCTGTTGATGGACAACCCCGTTATCAACAGTTTTATCCAAAACTTGTCTTCGCGCGACCCTAAGTTTCAAGCGCTGTATGGTTCGCAGTTTGAGGCCGCCAAACAAGCATTGCGGGAAAATCAGATTCGTTTGTTTGGAGATCCAAGCAAAGTACAGCTAACCGGCGTATCCCGTGCCGACGCTGCTGCGCAAGCAAGGGCTACTGAAAAGTCAGTAGCAAGACAAGTTCGCAGTTTAGATCAGCAAATCGCTGACGCTTACAAAGGTCAATCTATTGACCCTACAACGTTTGGTACGCGGGTTGAAGCCTTGCTTAACCAAAAAGAGAAAGCGGCCCGCGAATCTACTAAGCCGCTATACAAAGAAGCGTTTGCTCTGGCCGCCAAGAATAACGTCGTTTTGCCTGCGGCAGCGGTGGACGATATTTATTCGTTCGTTACAAGCCAGACCAACAAGGAAATATTTAACAAGTTTCCCGTGCTGTATAGCTTAGTTGAGAAACGATTCCGCCCTAAGACTACGGAGCCTAGTCCTATTCTGACAGCCGAAGGTCAACCAGTTACACCTGGCGGCGTGGAGTTCTCGGACGTCAGTCCTGAAGCGTTGGATTCATTGAAGCGCCGTATTAACGCTGATTTGCGCACGACCAACAACACGGATCAGATTCGATTCCTGACTATGCTCAAAGAGAAAGTCTCAGGACATATCGATAATCTTAACCCTGAATTTGTTAACGCTTACCGCAACGCAGATAACGCTTATTTGCAGCGTGTTGGTTTGCCGTACAACAGCGAAACTATCAAGAATATCGACCGCAAAAAGTTTGTTGAACAGGTGGCGCCAGCCATTATTGGCAACCGCACGAACGTCGATGAATTGATCCGCGCAACAGGCGCTGAAGGTGAACGTCTGGCACGCGATGCGTTCTACGACAGCTTCACTACAGCAGCGGTGAAAGATGGCGTTCTTGATCCTAGAGCGGCAAATAAATGGCTGGCTAAAAACGCAACGAAGATGGCGTCTATTTCCGGGTTGGAAGCCGAGCTGCGCAATTCAATTAACGATGTGCAACAACTGATCAATCGTCGTACAGCTCTGGAGGCTGATTTCCGGCGTGTAACAGGCAACCAAGTCGTTCGTGAAGGCGGGTTTGCTAATGCTGGCGATTTGGTGGCTAAGCTATATGGTGATCTTGATTTTACTAATCGATTCTTAAAACAGTACGGCGGTAACACAGACGCTATCAACGCGGTTCGCGCGTTCATGTTGGACGATTTGCTTACTGCCAGCAATCCAAAAGCCATGCTGTCTGACCGTACAAAAGCAGCTGTGTTCAACCGCGTTTTTGGCCCAACCTACGCGCAGAAAGTTGGTGATTTTGTAGAGGTGGCCCAACGCTTGAACCGAGACCCATCTGACGTGTCTTTCCGTGGTGAAACGATACCCAAGACACCGATTGAGGAGGCGCTTGGCATACCACCTGAAATGATTTTGTCGCGTTTTAATAACCCGGTATCGGGTAAATTCTACGCCATGACATCGTTGATTAGTAAATGGTGGGCCGGCAGCGTGGCTAGGTCTACAGAGGAAAAACTCAAGAATATTTTGCTAAATCCAGCGGACGCGCAGAAGATTTTTGCATCTTTACCAAAGAAAGATGGCGCGTTTGACCCAAATAAGATTAACGAAGCTGTGCGAATCGGCAAGAAATACGGCTTAGATTGGGTTGCTGAAGCAACAAGCAATCTTATGACAGGCGCAGCCAGAGGCGCGTATCGTGCAGGCGTATCAGAGCCGCCGGTGCCTGTGGCAGAACCTGTTGATATGGAGGAATAAATTGACCCGCTCACCCTTCTGGCCGCAGCCAACGCGGCAGTGGCTGCAGTCAAGAAGGGATGTCAGCTCTACAAGGACATCAAGGGCGCCGCAGGCGAGGTTAAGGATGTACTGGATGATCTGAAGACGCAGTTCGGGAAGATCAAGAACCCGACCAACGCGCAAAAGATCCAGTACAACGAAGAAGTACAGCGGGTTCAGGAAATTGGCAGGGCAGACCCGAACGACGTGTTCATCCAGATCGGCACCGACTTAGGCGCTCTGATGGACGAATACGACAAGATCGGCAAGGTGTTTATCCAGCAGGAAGCGGAAGCGCAGCAGGTCTACACAGGCACGGAATCGATCGGCAAACGGGCGCTAATGCGTGTCATCGTCCGGTCAAGGTTAGACGCCATGCTGGCGGAGCTGCGCGAGACAATGGTCTACAAGGCACCGCCCGAACTAGGCGCGTTGTGGACCAAGTACGAAGCGATGTGGAAGCAGATTGTCATTGAGCAGGACGAAGCACACAAGCGGGAAACCGCGAAGATGCAGATTGAAGCGGCGCGGCAACGCAGGTTGAGAAGGAAAAGGAAGGAAGAGGCGGTATGGGTTGGAGCAATCCTTTTCGTCGTGGCGTGGTACGTCGGAGTCCTCCTGCTTCTTCGAATGAGCCAGACATACCGTGGGCATTACTCGTCGCCGTGGTGGTCTTGTGTTTTGTGCTAGTGATCGCGCTGCCGGTGATGGGCGTCATGTACATGGACATGAATAACGCGTTGTACCGGGCGCAGGAAGAAACCCGCAGGATGAAGGAATTGCGGCTAAAAGTTTTACGGGAGATGAGAGGCGAAGAATGATCACATTTCAGCAGTTTAAGCAGCTAGTTCCCAACACCAAATACCCTCAACAATGGTACGACGCCTTGTTCGGCAAGCAGACTGAGTTGGGCGGCAAGACGCTACTTGATGAGTACGAGATCACCACCCCCAAACGTATCGCTGCCTTCATGGCCCAGTGCGGGCATGAGTCGGGTGGCTTTGTCTGGCTGACCGAGAACCTGAACTACAGCGCAGCCGGGCTGCGCAAGACGTTTGCCAAGTATTTCCCTGACGACGCAATCGCCAACGCCTACGCCCGCCAGCCGGACAAGATCGCCAACCGCGTTTATGCCAATCGCATGGGCAATGGCGACGAGTCGTCGGGTGACGGCGCCCGGTACAAGGGTCGTGGGTTGATCCAGGTTACCGGCAAGGACAACTATTTCTGGTTCGCGTCGTCGCTGGAGATCACGCCAGAGGCGGCTGCCGAGTACATGCAGACCTTCGAGGGTGCAGCGCAGAGTGCCTGCTGGTACTGGGAGCAGACAAGCTTGAACAAGCTGGCAGATGCTGGTGACATTTTGACTATGACTAAGCGGATTAACGGAGGAACCATTGGACTCGCAGATCGTCAAAAACATTACGCTCATGCTTTGCATGTGCTGGGCGCTTAGTGCGTGTAGTGATCGGTTCCGCTACCCGTGCCAAGACCCTGCCAATTGGGAAACCAAAGAGTGCAAAGCGCCCATTTGCACTGCAACAGGCACCTGTCCTGAAGACGTAACGCAACCTGAAAAGGCCAAACCATGAACCGCCTAACTGAAGAACAACTTAACGCGTATCTCAAGTTCGCCATCGGCATTACGTTCTGCGCGATCTTGGGCATGATGGCGACACTATCCATGTATTCGGTTGTGTTTGTAACGCAACCCATGTCCGGCATGGCGCCAGCAGACAAGCAGTTTTTCCTGTTGCTCTCCGACATGTCCAAGTACATCTTGGGCGCGCTGGCCACGCTGATCGCCGTCAAGGGTAAGGAAGCGCTGCCACAGTTTGTGCCGCCTAACTTGAGCAAACCAGAGCCAGAGCCACCAAAGCCAGTAGTGACCACTACGGTGACCACCGTGCGTACAGAGAATGAGCCTACTGCTACGGGCTACAACGGTAAAGCAGCACCTGTTCAACCACCTCATCCGGAGAGAGACGAATGAAAACCCTAATCGCGATTCTGGCCTTCGTGCCCCTAGTTCTGTTTGCTGCTGAGACAAAGAAGGTCTGTCATAAAGAGAAGCAGAAAGGCAAAGAGGTTGAGGTGTGCAAGATGGTCAAGGTTCATAAGAAGTTGGACGGCACCAAGGTGCCACCCAAATGATGAACCCGTGGATGATACTCGGCGCCGTGCTGGCCATTGGCGCGGCGTCTGGCGCTGGGTATTACCAAGGTAATAAATCTGGCCGGGCGCACGTCCAGCAGTTATGGGACAAAGAAAAGACCGAGCAGTACGCCGCTTATGCCGCCGCGCAAGATCAAGCGCGGCAGAAAGAACAAGCGCTGCAGGCCGGCGCCGATCGATTACGCCAGGAGAAGGACCGTGAAATTAGGAATCTTAATGCTCGCGCTGCTGCTCTTTCTAACGTCGTGCGCGAGCGCCCCACCCGCCCCACCACCGAAGCCAGTGCCGTGCCCAGTACCGCCGAGGCTAGACCCGCTGCCGCCGGATGTACTGGAAAAGAGCTTTATAGGCCAGATGGAGAATTTCTTGCAGGGGAGGCTGCCAGAGCAGACGAAACAAGAGTCCTCCTCAAGCAATGCCGAGAGCAATACGAAACCGTAATCAAGATGATGATGGACGCTAATTAAGCGTTACATCCGGTGCCGGATCTGCCGCAGTTGCCGGCAGACGGCGCGGTCTTGTGGCGACATGTCTGGCGATATCTCAGCAACGCCGCACTCCGCTGCAGTAGGGCGTGGTGGTTGCGGGATGACGGTAGCCAAGAATGCGATGGTGGCCACGGCAATGATGATGTAGTAGATGAAGACAAGTTCTCTCATACACCCAGTAACCTCCCAAAGAATTTCGCCACAGGCGACTCGCGGTGCGGCTTAGCGCCCAGCACGACATCTTGCATGAACCGCTCTTCAGGCGTAGACACGCGTTGATACAAGGGTGGCGTATAGAACTCACCAATGCGCACCTTGCCAGTGTCGTACGGCGCGGGTTTAACTATCTCATGGGTTTTAACAAACTTACCGTTATAGAGCATCGTCTTTTCTCCTATCTTCATTTGCACGGCGAGCGTCAACACCTTTCTTTTTTATCAACGCTGCCTCGTCCTTAGTATAAATCGATTTCCCTACCATCACGTTGCCTGCAACCCACACCTCTGCTGAGTAGGCATTGTTCTTGCATGATGGGCACCTGCGTTGCCGCCGTATGCCGCCTGGCTGCTGCGTAGTGTTTACAACGTGGGTCTTGCCGCCGCACTGCTGACATTTCATGGGCGTACCGCCTTTGCCATGATCTCTAGCCGTTCACGGGCGTCGCGCAGGGCGCAGTAGCGCTGGTGTAGGCGCTGTAGGTGCGAGCTGCGTCGCTCATGCAGCTGCTCGTGTGTGAGCATCGCAAACACTTCATCTTCGGAGAGCGCCGCGATCTTGTCATTTAGCGCGCGCCAGCTTAGCTTTTTCATGCTCTATCCTTTTCTGTATGTCATCCACTTGTTCCAGCGCGCGCTCGAATGCCCGCGCCATTTGGTTTAACTCTTTGCGGCGTTGTCGCTCTTCCGTCTGCGCCGCTCTCAGTTTGGCTTTCCAATAATCTAATCGACTCACGCATTTTTCTCCTTTAGCTTGATTTCCTCATCCGTCAGCCCCTGCCAGTTGCGTTGTTGTGGCGCGGTGACGGTTAAAACGCCATCCTGCTTTGCACCGCATTTTGTGCATTCAACTTCCATCAGGTACTTGTCTGCCACCGGCTCCGGTTCAGGCTGCGCGAGTCGGGCGCGGAGGAATTCAACTGCTTTCTCCCAATCCTCCACTATCTTTGCGCTGAATGTCGGCGGGGTAGCGCATTGCAACGCATCCAGCACTTGCTGCGCTTCCTCGCGTGTTAGTGTGATGGTCATTGGAACCTCTGCGGCAAGTTTTCTCTTGTTATCCGTAACGCTTCTTCTAACGCATACGCAATTGCTTCTCGATCTTCATCTGCGGTATCTGGGTCAAGGTCTTTAACTACCACTGATATACCGTCCTCGTCGTGATTCACTTCGATTGTGTAGGTTGTCATTGTTGTTCTCCTGAAGATTTGGTGATTGCGGTTTCAATCAATTCCCATGTCGCATCTTCAATACCGCATTCGCAAGCAAACCCTTGCTCAAACCGTATGCGCTTGAATATTTCCACCAACTCAGCATTCACCTCATGCAAGCGGCGTAATTCGGCGGCGGCTTCTGTAAGCATCCTGTCTTCATCCCAAGTTGTTGAATAATCACGCGCCCATTTATATATCTTTTCAGCCAGCCGCAGGGCTTCGGGTTGTTTGTTAGTCATTTCAGTGCCTCCATCGCTATGTCGGAAATTGCTCGTTTGTCGTGGAGCGCGCCCCAAATCTTTTCGTCAACTGTCTTGTCTGCGAGCAGAATATAGACCCAGACATCTCGCACTTGACCGGAACGATGGAGCCTGCCGACAGTTTGCTCATAGAGTTCCAACGACCACGGCAGCGACAGAAAGACCATGTGGCATCCTCCGTGCTGTAAATTAAGGCCATGTCCTGCGGATTTCGGATACGCAGTTCCGCCACTTCCTCCTGGAACTGGTAAACAAGAAGCGTGTTCGCATGTTGGTTTTCCTCCAATAGTTCGTCTAATCGATCAAACTTGTGCCTGCTAAACCATACCGCCGTCTTGATGGATGTGAACTGACCCGGCGCATCGCTCGCCACCCGGATGCTGTCGTACACAAAGCCAGACGCCATCTGTTGCAACTTTGATGTAACAGCCGCTGCGTTGGCCGCTAGTATCTCGGCAGTCGGAAACTGTACTACGAAATCCTTTTTCATCTTCTCGTAGGGCTGTCGGTCGTCCAGCTGACTGCGCAGCTCGACCACATGGCAGGGTGGCAGCTTGTCTTTGTATTCGCCAGGCTCCAGTACGAAGGTGGCCGGCTTGATGCGTTGCATGACTAGCGCCAGCGCGCCTGGGCGTGGTGCCCACTGCCCAAAGTCGCGGTTCATACATACAAAGTATTGCTGCAAGAACGCGCCCTTGGCACGGCCTAGCAGTTTCTCGTCGATGATCTTGCACTGGCCGAAGACGTCCTCCAGACCGTTACTGGTAAACGACCCTGTCAAACCCCAGCGTATCTTGAACTGGTCAATCACTTTGTGCAGCGCCTTGAAGCGTGTGCCGGAGGGGTTCTTGAGTTTAGTTAGCTCGTCGAACACGATCGCGTCGAAGTCAGACAAGTCCTGTTCGGCCAACCATTGGATGTTGTCGTAGTT